TATTTAGGAATTCCGATACCTCCGTAAGCCCCACTTTAGCCCCGATATCCAGGGCGGAAAGCTTAACGGTACGACCTTCCAGCCTTTCGCCCTCTTCAATGCAGGCGGCAAGAAGCGGGGCAATATCGGACGCCCGAAGGTGTCCGATATTTGCAAGTGCTTCCATAGAATCTGTGCCGCGGGCTTCGAGGTATGCCGTTAGGGCATTCCAGTTAACCTCCACGCGGTACCGATTCCCGGCTATAGTAATATAGTCCTTTTGCATAGCGTTAGACTAACCGGTAATCTTTGCGAATTCTCCGGATATTTGCAGATCCAGGCCTATATTAGCGTCTTCCTCTGCGCTGGCGCTGGAGGATTCCGTATAGCCGGTAATAATAGCGTTACCGCCGTAGGTGTCTCCGCCTTCGCATTCGTAGCGAATAGGAATAACGGCGCTATTACCTGTTTCCAGTGCAAGCGCTATAACGTCGTCCCGGCTCATTTGGTTTGTACCGGCGCCGGTAACTTCCAGAAGGGCGGATACCCTAAAGGAAACGTCGTGCGCAACTACGGTACGCCTGGTAGCGCCCTGGTCGTCTTTCGTAAGGCTCTCTTTGATACGGGCAGCTATAGTAAGATCGTCTTGGGTTCGGCCTAAGATCGTCTTAGAATTCAGCTTAAGTGCGATATTATAACCTACCATAGTGTATTATTATCTTTGGGTTATTGTGCAATTTATTTCTAGAATCCAAACGCCGTTTACCCGGTCCTTATCCCTGGTAGCAAGCGTAAAGAAGTACTGCGGGCCGTTCATCCCTTCAAATAGCGCAGCCTCCACCCTTTCGCGCAGGCTGTCAGCCTCGGAAAAATCCTTGCTTACGATACGGATAGCCACGGTACCGCGGATTTTATATAGCCGCCGGTCTTTATCCCTGTATTCCTGCGTCGTCATTTCGTAAGTACAGTACGGGTATTGGTCCGTTTCCGTCTCCGAAAGGATAAGCGGGATAATTGGGGTAATTAGCTCTACTAGCTTTGTTCCTATACTCTCCGTCATCTGTCGTAAAGGGTTTCTTCTTGGTCTTTTAAGGACGCCTGGAAGGCTTCTATAAAGGTGTCTTCGTAGCTGGATATAGCCGCCTCAAAGAAGAGCTGCGCGGGCTGTCCTACGTCGTTTCTGCGGTACCTTGTCTTCTTTTTTACCGGGTACTCGAATTGGTGGGAGCTGTCCCGGTGGGTAAGGGTTCCATAGTTCGCCCAGTACGCCTTAAACCAGTCGTCTACGGGCGTTTTTGTGTTCTGGTGTCCCTCTCTCTGGTGTCCGTTAAAAAGGCCTATTAAAACGTTGGTATTACCCGAATACATTTTAACAACCTTATAGCGTACCAGCTTCCGGTACCGTTTTGGCGTCTGCTGTCGGATCGCCCTAGCCACTGGCTTTGCGGCTTCCCGCATAGCCTTACGGGACATTTTTAGCAGGTTTTCCGGCGCGCGGTCCAGGCACTTAATACAATCGTCCAGCCCTTCTATAGTTATGCTTGTTCTAGCCATTTTCCACGGCCTGTAAAGAAAGTACACAAAGAGGGGAAACGCGGGAAATTGGATCTATTCCGGTTATCTCATACGTTACACCCTCTACGGATACCCGCCAGCGCGTAGTAAGTCCTGGTATTTTGTAGGTGGTTAGCTCGATACTTCGGCCCTCTTCCAGGTTAGTATTAGCCACGAATTCGGAGGCGTTACGCTCTACCTTTGCAAATACTTTGGAATTCTCCGTAAAGGTAAAGCGGGTTTCGCCCTGGCTGCCTATAGACTGCTCCGGGCGTAGAATCCTTACCAGCGTATCCAGGTCTCCTATATTAACCCTTATTTCCATTCCTAAGCCCCCAGGACCGGTAAGGCCGTAGCAGGTTTGCGGACTGCGTAGGCAGCGTGGCTACGGTATCTACCGGGTTGTTAAACAGTTTGGCAGCGTAAAGAAGGATAGCGGCCCTAATATCGTATTCCACCTGCTCTTTACCGGCTACGTACTGTATCTTTACCCTAGAGCCGGTAATATCGGCTGCGAAGGTAAGGGCGTTTTCTTCCAGTTCGTAGCTACCTTCCGGGATCGTTGCGCCGTCAACCTCAACGGAGACGGCAGAAATAGCGGGGTATTCCAGTTGGATAGACGGCGCAAACTTTCCGGAATAGGTAAAGTTAGACTTTGCGATAACCATACCTACTTCGTGCTCGGCCGCAGCTATAGCCGCCTTTAACTTAGCCAGTAACTCTGCGTCCAGGTCGGAAGACGTAATACGCAGGTGGTTTTTAAATTCGGCTAAGCTGGGCTGTAATTCAGTATGTATGATTTCTCGCGTAAGCATAACCTAGTAGGATTAGGCGTTAGTAGTAAGGTCCTTAATAGCGGCGAAGCTCTTAGGCTCCACTACCTTAACGTCGTCCCAGGAATTCAGCACGAATTCCACTTCCGCTTTTTTGGCGGAAGTGTAGGGATCTACCACGATATCCACGCCGCCCCAGTGTCCTACGAAAAGGTCCTGGAAGTTGCCGAAGATAAGGGCGCTACAGGCGCTAGCGTTGCCCTTCGTAAGGTTGGACGGTACAAGGTTCGTCCAGTCGATCGGGTAGCCGTTAAGGCTCTTAAAGTCGCCGTCCAGAAGGTAGCGGCCGTTACCCTGGGCGCGCTCGGTGCTCTTGAGATCGCCCACTACCTTTGCGTTGGTAAGATAGGCCATTTTACCACGGTTGGCGTTATTGGCGTTAACGGTGCTTTCCAGGGCTACCACTTTAGGCCAGGTAATAGCGCCGCCGTTGGCGCCCATAGCCACGCTACCGATACCGGAAGTATTCAGAATACCGGTAGGCTGCCCGTTGCTGCCGGTACCGGCAATGGCCGCGCGGTCGATAAGTTCGGCTTGTGCGGTAAGCAGCATTTCCAGCAGCATAGCTTCCACGTCCGCGGAAGTCTGCTTAAGCAGGTCCTTAGTAACTGCACCGGCCACAAAGTTACGGTGCGGGGTAAGGGTAACTTTGGCGAAATTCGCCTTAGATACGCTGGCGCTGTCAGCTTCTGCACCCCAGGCGGCGGTAATGCCGCTACGGGTAATAACGGGCACGGTGCCCACAAGGTCGCCCAGGACGGTAGCGCCCAAAGAGGCGATTACCAGGCGCTCTTTAAGCTGCTCTACGTAGCGGTTAGACATAGTTTCCGCCAGGTTTCCGCCGTCTGCGGCGGTTCCGGCATTCTGCCCAGCGGCAGAGCGCAGGTAAGCGGAAGGGATAACGGCGCCAGCGACAGACAGGCCCAGGCGCTCGTATTCCTTAGCGCCCAGCTCCGCGGCCTCCGCCTCCAGGCCGGTAAGGCCCTTTTCGCTGGAAAGCTCGCGGAAGAATTTTACGATACTGAAGGGGCGGCCCGCCTTCTTCTGCATCTGGTTAAACTGTTCGTCGGCGGCAAGCTGTTCTGCCGCTTCGATCTGCTGCGCCTGTTCAAGCTCTTTTCTAAGGGCTTCGATCTCCTTAAGGCCTTTTTCCACGGCCTCGGCGTTCTGCTTCGGATCCAGGGCTTTTACCTCTGCGATCTTAGCGGAAAGATCTTTACGGATTTCAAAAATTTTACGCATATTGTTTTTGGTTTTATAATTGCAACGTTGCCGCCGCAATCGTTAAAATAGAATTCCTCTTAAGCTCGGCTTCCTTGCCTGCATCCGGGGCGGGGTCCGTGGCGGGCGCTCCCTGCTTCCGCAGCTCTTCCAGCTCCGCCGCCGTGCTATCCTCTCCCTTCTTTGTAGCCTCCGGGTTTGCCGGGATATTAACTACAGAAATTTCTAAGAGCTGCTGCCCGGCATAGTAGTAGGTTTCGCGGGCCTCGCCGGGGCCTTCCTCGCCTTTACCCCAGGCGCCCTTACCGATAGGCAGGAAGCCCACAGAAACGGAGTTAATAGAGCCAAATAAAATCTTTTGGTAGATCTTCTCGGCCAGGGGGTTAATATCCTTTGGCTCGAAAGTGATATCTACCATAAGCTTTTTATCTTCTACGTAGGCGTGCCCCTTGCCTATAACAAAGTCCACGTCCACGGCGCTCCAGGCGCCGTAAATTTCGTGCTGGTAGCCTATAATAGGGTTAGCGTTAAAGCGGGTTAAATCCCAGTTATCCTGGTTTAAGACGGTGTGCGCGCTGTCCCTGGCGCCGGTGGAAGCAACAAAGGTAATAGTACGGTCCTCCGCGTTGTCCTTTGCCTTCTTCCGAAATTCCGTACTAAATGCCCGGATTTTAATTTCATTTTTAGGCATATCTTTAATTTTTATTCGTTATTATCTTCTTTCCCAACTACGCCGGTATTAAGCGGGTATAAGTAATCGTCCAGGCCTTCAATACGGGGGCGTCCCTCCATTTCGCGCACTTCGTTACGGCTTAAGTAACCGTCCAGTATTGCATTATGATAGTAGGCGCTCCGCGCCTGCGTGTCCCCGCGTAACAGGCCGTCCAGCGCGAATTTTACCGAATAGGTGCCAGCCTCGCTGCCGGTAAAAAGCTTATTTTCCAGTTCGGATTCCAGCCGCTTAACCGTAGGGCGTAGCGAATACTGCACAAACTGTATAGTTTGGTGCTCGATATTGCTAAAGGTGGCGTGGGATAGCTCCGCTACCATATGCGGCGGGATATTGATAATACGGCAAACGTCCTGTATACTTAGCGTTTCGGACTGGATCAACTGGGCCGCCACGGGGTTTACCGAAAGCTGCTTATACTTTACGCCGTACTCCAATAGGGGTATATCGAAGTTCTTAGACGTCGCTTTAAAGTGCGACATAAAGTTATTATACTCATCGTCCCCGAAGTGCCCTTCCGTCTCCATAACGGCTTTTATATTGCCGCCACGCTCGTAGAATTCGCTGGCAAACTTTTCCGTAGCTAGATTCTTACTTAGCGACATAGCGTTATAGATAATCGGATTAACGCCCTTTACGCCGTCCAATGTTACTAGCATAAAGTGCAGTATATTTTCATCCGAATAGGTGCCGTTAAGGAAGGATAAGTTAGGATCCGCCATAGTAACGCGGTACCACTTCCGCCCGTTACTTACCGTTACCTGCACGTTAGAGGGGTGTACCTGGTGCAGCGCTACCGGATCCCCCCAGGAGCCGCGCTCAATAATTGCGTAAGCGTTTCCCCAGCCGTCCAGCCAGGTACAGATACAGTTCCAAAAATCGAATTTGTTAGTATAACGGTTAGGCTTAACGTTAATAACGCTATAGGCCGGGTGGCGCGGTTCGTCTATCAGCCCCTCTGCGGTCTGGCGTTTAACGTATTTTGGGAAGCTGGCTATATTCTCCGATCGGATACGGATACCGGCATAAAGGGCGGTAATCTTAAGGGCGGTATTATTATTGACAGATACCCCGAAATTAACTTCCGGGATAGTGGCTAGCGCGGAATCTTTCGGCGCAACAACTAAGCCGCGCCGCTGTGCTATCCACCTGTCTAAACGTTCAATTAGCCGCATACCTTGTAAGAGTTTCCGCGAAGATATAAAAGCGGCGGCCGGGAAAAGTGAACGTTTGTTCTATTTTGATTTTTGCAGGCGGTCCCGCTTCACGCGGAAGGCGTCGAAAGATTTGTACTTAGGCTCTCCGTATTCAGCTTCAAAAAGGGCGTTTAACTCTTCGTATACCGCCCTGTGGGTGGTTGCCGGTTCCGTCTTCCGGTATTGCCGTAGGCGGTCCCAGAATTCGGCTATAAAGCCGGAATCCGTTACTATTCGTTTAGCTGTATCCATACCTAGTTATCATCCATACTAATAGTGCGTAGCGTGTGTGTACTGTATATTTGGTCTTTACTGTCCTCTGCGGTAAGATTTAGGTACCCTCCGATAGCATCTACCAGCGCTACCACGCCGTCTATTTTATTCCGGCTCCGGGCTTTATCCAGCTTTATATTAGCGTTTGGATCGCGGTAAATAACCACGTTTTTAAAGTTCCAGCGTATTACGGGGTTGCCCAGTAGCGTAATATCCTTTCGGTATATCATAGCCTCCAGCTGCTTAGTAGGTACGGACATATAGCGTATAGATTGCTGGTACTCTAGCAGCTGGTCCCGGTACCTGCCGAATTTCTGCAAGATATTCCACATACCCCAGGGATCGTAGGCTATACACTTGATTTTATACCGGTCGAAGTCAAGAAGGATATACGATATAAACCAGTCTTCGTCTAGGATTTTCCCAGGCATAACGGTAATATATCCCTGGCTAGCCCATAGCCTATAGTCTACCGTATCCTCTTTCTCTTTTACCTTCTCTTCCGGGATAAAGAAGCGGAATTTAGCGGCCTTGTATTTCGGGAAGTAAAACGCCACGGCGGCAAGGTCCGTTTTACTGGAAAGGTCTATACCTACGTAGCAATCTTCCCCGGCTAGCTTTGATTCGTCCAACGGGCTATTACAGGCCTGTACGTCATCGTCTGGTATCCATACTTCCGGGGCGTCCACCCACATATTTAAATTTTTCGTCTGGAAGGCCGCTAGCGTGGTGCCGCCCTTTAGTTTTGCCTCTTCGTACTCTTCCTGCATATAGCGCAGGGACAGGGATACGCCTAAGTTCGGGTTAACCTTCGCCCAGGTCTGCGGATCCTCCCAGTTATCGGTAGCGTCCGGCCGGAAGAGTAAAATAAAGTGGTTGTCCTTTTCCTTGATACCGCGTATTACGTCTTCCAGGGTTTCCAGATCCCGGAAGTAGGGTAAGGAAGTATCCGTACCGGCCGTAGATATCGAAAATATAAGCGGCTGGGTTCTGGCTCCCATACCAGTTTTTAATACTTCGTAGATTTCGTTAGTGCTCCAGGCGTGGCGCTCGTCGCATACCGCAGCGTGGGGGTTAAGTCCGTCTTTGTTTTTCGTCTCTTTGGAAAGAGGCTTATAGACGCTGGCGGTAGAAGGGCTTACGATAGATCCCCGGAAGAGCTGCACGGCAGGGGCAAATACGCTGCCCTTTATAAGCTCCTGGGACGTGCCAAAACATATACGCGCCTGCTCTTTATCCACGGCCGCGGCGTATACTTCCGCGCCTGGCTCATCGTCGAAAAGTTCACAGTACAGGGCGATAAT